TTTTAGATGAGTTGATTCTTTTACAACAACAAATTGGAGCTAGTTACAACTTCACACTTACGGGAAAAGCCTTATTACATCCTAATCAAAGGACGGTTTTAGTGATGGTAAGATGAGTAGGATGCCCGACCACATAAAAATTTATATTTCTAATGATAAATATGGGCATCATGGTAATGGGAGAAAAGTAAAAAATGAGTAGTTGCAAAAAATGTAGATTAGGGCCAATGTCAGTGCATATATTAGGTAGTGGATTGTGTCAAGGTTGTCAGTCAGAGTTAGAGTGGAAACGAGGTCCACATATTGTTA